CGATGTCGAAGCCGACATCTATCTGGACACGACCGGCGGCTACTTGACCAAGAGGCGGGTGCGCACGGCAACCGGTGAAGGGTCGGTTACTTTTCGGCCGGATGGTCTGCAAGCCGGCGACGTGGTGAAGATCAAGTGCGGCTTCAAGCACTTCTCCGGGACCGATGACTTCATGGTGACGGTCGCATGATCCTTGACCTTTTCCCCGTTCGCATCGGCTTCTGGGACCTAGCTCTCGGGAGGGCCTTTGATTCTGCTTTGCGTGATGAGCTGCTGCATGTCCATCAGCTCCACGAGACCGGCCCAGAAATCTGGGATCGCAAGCCGCACGACATCTTCGATGGTGCGCTGCCGCACTGCACGGTACTGGCGGATCGTGCTCGCGTTGTGCTGGCCGAGTTCGTCGGAGCAGATGACCTGATTGAAGGGGTCTACGGCCGTGAGATTGTGCGCGGGCATGGTGTGGAGATCATGCCGCATTCGGATGCGGACTATGCGCACATCCACTGCGCCTACTTCCCGCAAGGCGATGAGATTGATCCGTCCATCGCTCTGCCGGATCAGGTCAACCGGTATGGGTCCAACGGCTACGCTGTCTGCGCTTCCGACTTTAGGACGCCGGGGGCTTCCTCCCCGCTGATGCCGTGGGAATCCCATCGCAAATTCTGGGTGCGCCCAATGCGCGGCCTGCTGGTCGCATTCGATGGGCGGTCCGTTCACTTTCAGAAGCCGTATCTCGGTGATGGCCTGTTCGTTCAGGCTCTCCTCAACGTGCGAATCAAGGTCTAACAATGAGCAAGTTCATCATTCACGCGCGCAAACCGGACGGCTCGATCATCTGGTTGCAATACGACAACGAGACAAGCGAGCTGACCGATCCAATGGGGAAGCGGATTGTTTCCCGGATTGAGGTTGCTGGACGGCCATCGGCTCCGACCGTATCGCGCGATATCCCGTTGGGCAAGAGCAGCCCGCGCGTGCTCAAGATCAGCCTTGGCCTGTCCTGCAACTACGAATGCGAGTACTGCTCGCAGCGCTTCGTGCCGCGCGCGGACGAGACCAATCCAGGAGACGCGGACGCATTCATTGCTGGGCTCAATTCCTGGGTGACGACGCCGCCTGAGGCGGTCGAGTTCTGGGGAGGCGAGCCCCTGGTCTACATCAAGACCCTGCGCCCACTGGCCGAGGCGATCCGCGCCAAATATCCGAACGCTGCCTTGTCGGTCATCACCAACGGCTCGCTGCTCAACGACGAGACCAACGAATGGCTCGACCGAATGGGCTTCAACGTCGGAATCTCGCACGATGGTCCTGGCCAGCATGTGCGCGGCCCCGACCCGCTGCAAGACCCTGAAAAGCGCGCGGCCATCATGGCTCTGTACGCCCGCCTGGCTCCGCAGGGTCGCATCAGCTTTAACGCGATGGTGAACCGCTCGAACGTCTCTCGCGCGGCCATCCAGCGCTTCTTCGCAGAGCTGACCGGCGATCCGATGGTGTCGATCGGTGAGGGAGGCTTCGTGGACGCCTATGACGAGGGCGGGCTGGCTCAGTCGCTTCAGGCCGACGAGTTACACGGCTTTCGCAATCTCGCCTTCCATGAGATACGCACCGGCCAGGCCGCCAATGTCCATGCGGTTCGCAGTCGCGTCGCGTCCTTCGTCAACTCGATCAGAACTGGCCGCCCGGCATCCAGCCTCGGGCAGAAGTGCTCGATGGATCAGGCCGACAAGATCGCCGTGGACCTGCGCGGCAACGTGCTGACCTGCCAGAACGTTAGCGCCACCAGTGCGGCCCCGAATGGCGAGTCGCATCGTATCGGCCACGTCTCTGACCTGTCGGCCGTCAAGCTCAACACGTCCACGCACTGGAGCAAGCGCAAGGACTGTCCGAGCTGCCCGATGCTCCAGATTTGCCAGGGCTCGTGCATGTTCCTGGAAGGCCCGCTGTGGGACCGCTCCTGCGACAACGCTTACTCCGATGCAGTGCCGATCTTCGCGGCTGGCATTGAGTTCCTGACCGGCTGCGTGCCGATCTTCATCGAAGGCGACTTCCGAGAGGACCGCAAGGACATCTTCGGTCTGGTGAATGGCGTGCCCGACGCGCCAAAGAAGCGCGTGATCCCCATTCAACCCGTGGCCGCATAAGGAGGACGCCAATGCCGCAGAAAGACATTCCACTGACCGACGAACAGATCGAGGCGATCGCCGAGCGAGCGGCCGAAGTCGCGCTGAACAAGGTTTACACCGAGGTCGGCAAGAACGTGCTCAAGAAGCTGGCGTGGCTGACTGGCGCGGCGGTGCTTGGCCTAGCCATGTGGCTTTCGAGCCATGGGTCCCTGCCGAAGTGAGGTGCGCCGATGTTTGAACTGATCGGACTGATCTTCGGCGGGGTGTCCCGCCTGGTGCAGCACTGGCTCGACCTGCGCGACAAGGACAAGGAACGCTCACACGAAGCGGTCATGTACGACAAGCAGATCGAGCTGGCCGACAAGCGCTTCGCGCACGACGCCGAGCTGCGCCGCATGGACGCAGCTACCGCCGAACAGCAGGCCGAGTGGTCGGCGATGGTCGAGGCCATCCAGGCGCAGGCCAAGGAGGCACAGGCTGCAGGCGGGTGGGTGGTGAAGGCCTCGGCCGTGATCCGCCCGTTCCTGACGTTCTGGCACGCGGTGGTGATCTACACCGCGATCAAGGTCGCGCTGTTCGTGATCGCCTTCAACGGCGGCATGAGCTGGGCGCAGGCGCTGCTGCACATCTACACCGATGCCGACCGCGCGCTCTGCTTCTCGATGGTCTCGTTTTGGTTCGCCGACCGCAGCCTGCGCAAGTACCGATGAGCTGGCTCGATCTTGCAGTGGCCATCGTCGCGCCGTTCGAGGGCTGCGAACTGCGCAAAGGTGGACTCGTGTTCCCGTACCTCGACAAGCTGGCAAAGCCGCCGGTACCGACGCGCGGCTATGGGCGCACCTACGGCATCACCATGGACAGCCCGCCGATCACCGAGCAGGAGGCCAAGGCCGAGCTGGGAACCGGGCTCACGTCCTACGGCTCGCGCTGCACGGCCTACGCGCCCGTCCTGGTGGACAAAGCCGAGTGCCTGGCCGCTGTCACGTCCTGGGCGTGGAACTGCGGCACCGGCGCGTTCAAGGTCAGCCGCCTGCGACGCGCGATCAACGAAGGACGCTGGGCCGACGCTGCCGAGCTGATCCGCAAACCCAACACGGCCGGCGGCGTAGCGCTGCGCGGCCTGACGCGCCGCCGGGAGGCCGAGCGCGCCCTGTTCCTTTTGGGCTCCCCATGACCGACCTGACAGACGAAGCCGAGCAAATCGAGAACATGCACCGCGAGAGCGCCATCCTGGCCGCCAGGAAGGCCGCACAGCGCGATCGGCTGCCCGAGACGGGGGAATGCCACCACTGCGGGGAAGAAACGCGCCCTGGGGCCAGGTTCTGCGACAGCGACTGCCGCGACGGATGGCAGCGCGAGCAGGACGCCAGGCGACGCGCTGGCCGCCTCGACGAATAGGGTGCGCGCCGCGCCTTGGACCTGTAGGATTCGTTTCCGCAAGTACGACCGTCAGTCACGGCAGATCAAAGGGTTACGCGAGGTTTTCGCACAGGGGTTGCGGAAAGGAAATCGGCCTAAGTCTTTGACTTGTTTGGATTTGTCGTCGGACTTGAAAGCCGGTGCAAGCTCTCGTAAGTGCGCGTCACACCGCACTTTTTTCGGAGCGTTTCCGCAACTTGCGGAAATCGTTTCCGCAACCCAGGGAGAATGGCGAGCGAATCTGGAGGCGTGGCCGAGTGGTTTAAGGCACGGGTCTTGAAAACCCGCGAAGGGGTAACCCTTCCGTGAGTTCGAATCTCACCGCCTCCGCCAGAAAGCGAAACGGCCCCACATCGGGGCCGCTTTCGTTTGTGCTGGCGTTGGGTCACTTCACCGGCTTGACGACCTCGCCGACCCGGCGGTAGACCTTCTCGGTGATCTCGTGCTCGGTGTGCCCGAGCAGCCGGCTCGCGTGCTCCAGCGGCATCTCGGACGCCGCCTTGGGCCGAATGTCGCGGAACTGGAAGGCGCGCACGCGCGCGGCCAGCTCGGGCTTCTCGGCTTCCTCCGCTGCCTTCGCAGCCGCCAGGCGGGCCGCATCGAAGCGAACCCGCAGGGTGTGCTTGTTGAGCGCCCGGCCGCCAGGCGTGGCCACCAGGTACAGGCTGGACACCTTGCGCTCGCGGGCCTTGATGCGGTCGATGACCTTGCCAAGTTCCGTGCGCCGGCCGCCATCGTCGAGCAGGATGCGCAGCTTCTTCTTCGTCTTGTTCTGCTGGACCTCGATCGCGCCGTCCCGAATGTCGGTCAGGCGCATCTTGAGCACGTCCGCCGGCCGCTGGCCCGTCAGGTAGTTGAGGTCCATCGCGTCCTTCAACTCGTCGCAAGCCTGCTCATACACCGCCGACCACACAGCGTCGTCCGCGTAGAAGTCCCTCGGCTTCTCCTTGTTCTTGCGGACGCCACGGCAAGGGTTCTCCTTGGCCGTGTATCCCCATTCCCTTGCCAGATTCCAGACGTGCGACAGCAGCGCGATTTCGCGGTTCGCACGCACCGGCGCGGCCTGGCTGCGCTTGTCGCGGTACTGCGCCACGAACTGCGGCGTGATCGCGTCGATCGGCGCGGTGTCAAACACCTTGCGCAGCATCGTCAGGCAGCCGGCGTTGTCCTTCTGCGTCCTGATCGCCTTCGTCGGAATGATGTCGCGCGCGTAGCGGTCGAAGATGAAGCGCATCAGCCCGGTCTCGGGCGGTGCCTCGCGGCATTCCAGCTCGGCCCACTTGCGCTTGGCCTCGTTCAGGTCCGCGCCAAGCGGGATCTCGACGCGTCGGCCCTCGGCGTCGCGGCCGTTGTAGTAGAACGACTCCCAGACCTTTCCGCTCTTAAGCGTCCGGGTGCGGCGAAGCATCCGGGGCGGCAGGTCACGGTTTGAGGTCTTGGGGCGCATGCGCATACATTAACTCAGTGTGGAAAAGTCAGGTCGCCACGCCGGCTGCGCGCCGGAAAACGTCGGGGTAATCCCGGACAGCCGCATGCGGGCGTACCAGCGCCCCACGATCGGCCGCCCGGCTGCGTTCAGCACGTAGTGCCAGGCGTTCTTGTCCAGCCATTCGCGCTGGCTGGCCGCGTGCTTGTAGCCGGTGACCTCCACCAGCTCGTCGGCCGTCAGGAACTCGCTCTCGCTCATTTCGACGACTTCGCCCGCGTGTAGATCGTGATCGGCTTGCCGGGCTTGCGCTGCATCTGGAGCTTCGACGACTCCGAGTGCTTCCACTCGCGGCTGGTGGCGATCGATCCGCCCTTGGCTTGCCAGTCGAAGGCGTTTCCGCTGCTGCGCGGTGTTCCGTCTGGCCAGGTGCTCATGCGTCCTCCTTGATGCTGTGCCACCAGGTCTTGAACTCGTCGGGGTCGTACCAGCTCTGCTGGCCGCTACCGTACGACCTGTGCTTGATCTTTGGCTTCGGTGCGTCCTTGCGACGGAGCTTTCCGCTCACGACTCGCTGGGGCACGCCCAGGTCGGCGCACAGCTCGGTGAACGAGCGCAGGGGCTTGTGAATCGTCCCGGCGATCTGCCGGCGGCGCAGGTCGCCGATCGTCTCCGCGAACTTCATGCCGGCACCTCGTCGAGCCAGACCATCTTTGTCGCGCCGCCGTGGCTGTGGATTGCTTCGGCCGCCTGGGCGTTCGGGTAGATCACGTGGCTCGCAATGAACGAGCGCCAGCGCACGGCGACCGTGCCGTCTGTGAACTGGACGCCCTCGGCCACGATGCCAGTGCCCGACGTGCCAGACACATCGGTGGTGCGCTGGAACACGAAGCGACGCAGGCGGATTTCGTGATGCACGCTCATTCGGCTGCTCCGTCGAAGTCGAGGCCAGGCTGCGGACGGCAGGTGACGTGCACGGCTTCGGAGACGTACTCAGCGAGGATGGCGACCTCGTTCTTCGTCGGCTTGAAGCTGGCCGCGAACGTCAGCCGAATCAAGCCGCCGTCGACCGGCTGCACCTTGAACTTGTGCAGCTTCACGCCGTAGAACGTCTGGTCCAGCAGCGTCAGCTCGCAGTTTTCGATCTGGTTGACGAAGCCGACCGGCTCCATCATTTGCGGGCGCGCGATCACGCCATCGGTGAAGAGGAAGTCGCGCAGCTGGGCGTCGAAGTAGTCGCACAGCGCGGCGTTGGTCTTGCCCTCGAACTTGATGTCGATGGCCAGCGCCTTCTCGTCCTCGGGGCCTTCCTTGCGGACGTTGAGGTGCTTGATGTCGGCTTCGCCGTCGAATTGAAACTCGGTCATGGCGTCGCCTCGTCAGAACGGAATGTCGTCGTCCATATCGTCGAAGCCGCTGCCCTGCGAGCCTTGCGGCTGCGGTGCTGCCTGACGCTGCGGGCGGGCCTGCTGCTGCGGTGCTCCGTCGCCCTGGTCACGGCCGCCAAGCATCTTCATGGTGTCGGCCTTGATCTCCGTGGCGTAGCGCTCGATGCCGTCCTTGTCGGTGTACTTGCGCGTGGTGATCTTCCCGGCCACGTAGACCAGGGAGCCCTTCTTGAGATACTGGCCGACGATTTCAGCCAGCTTCCCGAAGGTGTTGATGCGGTGCCACTCGGTGGCCTCTTTCTGCTCGCCGGTGGTCTTGTCCTTCCACTTCTCGGTCGTGGCGATCGAGAAGTTGGCGACGGCGTCGCCGCTGGGCATGTAGCGGACCTCGGGGTCCTTGCCCAGGTGACCGATGATCTGCGCCTGGTTCAGCATGTTGCGTGTTCTTTCTGCTTGAGGTGGTACTCGGCCACCACCTTGCCGTTGGGCAGGCGGCGGTCGATCGTTTCGATGTGATGCCCTGCTTGGCGCAGGTCATTGATGCGCGCAGCCAGCCGAAAGCAGCCGCAGCCGTTGAGCGCGTCCATCGCCGTCACCGGCCCGCGCGTGAGCTGTTCAAGAATCCAGGCTGTCTGCGACTGCTTCATGCGGCCTCCGCCTGGTATGCGAAGGTCATGCGGCGATGCAGCTCGCGCACGCGCTCGACGTCGCCGCCGCAGTAGATCGCCACGTCCTCGATGCGGCCGGCCTGGACGAAGTCCCAGACCTTGCTGCCGTCGATCTCGTCGTCGATTTCCTGGCCCTTGGTGGGCAAGCCGAAAGCGCGGCAGAGCTTGTCCAGGCTCACGCGGTTGCCGACGCCGGCCCAGGCCACCATCGTGTCGTACACGCTGTCGTCCCATGGGCGAGCGGAGAACGGGATCACGACCGGCGGCTTGATGCCCAGGAGCACGGCGCGCTGGTAGATGAAGCGCAGGTCGAACGCGACGACGTTGTGCCCCACGAACACCGGCTTGCGGTCGCTGCTGGGCGTGTAGGCGTCCGAGACGATGCGGAACAACTCGTGCAGGATGGATGCCTCGGCGTTAGCCCAGTCATCCAGATACAGGTTGATCGGTGCCTGGTCGCCGATGGCCAGTGACGCGCAGACGATCTGGCCGAGCGCGCCGTCGAACGAGGTGCGACGCCACTTGTCCTCGATGCCCTGGTCGATCTCGGCGTGCTTGGCCGCGATGTACTCGGCGATCTTGGCCTCGTCCTTGTAGTTGGCCGGGGCCTTGACCTGGGCTTTCTGCTCTTCGGCTTCGACCTGGAGAGCCGCGCGCACGCTCTCGTGCTGGCCCGGGATGGTCTCGATGTCGATGTAGATCGGGAGGCGGTCGCGGATCATGCTGCCTCCGATTCGGTGGCGTTCGCTTCCTCGACCTGGTGCGTCGGCAGCAGCTCGACCAGGTCGTCCTGAGTGGCGACGGCGGCCGTGAACTCGGCCTTGGCCGCGTGCCTGACGGCCTGGGCCTGGTTGGCCGCGCGCACCAGGCGACAGGTGCTGTCGCTGGCGCGCACCACGTAGATGCGGGAATTGCTCATGGGTTGTTCTCCTTACTGAGGTTGTGCTTCGGCATCGGCGGGAGCCGGTGCATCGGTGCGCTTCTTCTCCAGGCTGCGCACGATCTGCTCGTACCGGGCGCGCGGGATGAAATTCAGGCTGCCGACCTTGTAGAAGGTCAGGATCGACTTGATGTCCGCGCCGACTTCCTGCGCCAGCGCGGTGACGTTTGCGATCTCGTCTTTGGTGAGCAGCTCGGGGCCGGCTTTCGCTGGCGCGCGTGCGGCCGCCTTGGCGTCAGGGGTGCCGACCTGGTGCGTGGTCGCGTCGGCGTCGTTGTCGCCCTCGGTGGGGATGCAGAAGGTCTGGAACGCGGCGTACTTGTAGGCGGCGCTCATGGCCTTGTTTGTGGCCTTGTCGGCGCTGTCCATCGCCTCGCCGTAGGTCTTGACCGTGTGCTTGCTGCCGTCGTGGCTGCTCACGAAGTCGAACTCGGCGTCGACGGTCACCGAGAAGATGACGCCGCCGGACTTGTTGGCCCGCTCGGTCAGCTCGCGGTTCAGGCAGCGCGGCAGGATCACCAGGCCGTGCTTGGCGATCACCGGGGCGAGCGCGTTGTAGACGTCGTCGATGCCTCGGAAGGCGTAGCCCTGCTGCTGGTTGCGTCGGTTCTTGCCAATGCCTTCGTGCGCGATTTCGGCCGCGACGGCGGCGATGCACTGGTAGACGTTCATGGTCATGTGGTGGTCCTCTTCTTTCTGCATTCGGTCTTGACGGCCAGAGTGGCGTCGGGGTGGAACTCGGCGGTCGCGCAGTCGTAGCGGACCGACTTCGGAATGAGCAGCACGGTCAGCGCGCTCACCAACATCACCGCCAGGGTGAGCAGCAGCGCCTTGGCCAGCGCGCGCATGTAGACGTGCCAGAGGCTCGGTGGCAGCGGTTCGGGGCCGTGCACACGCCGGCCGACCTTGGCCACCTGTGCGCCAGTGCGCACCGGGCAATCGCGGCCCTGGCGGCAGTCGCCGTACTCGTCGCAGCAGTTCATGCGGTACCGCCTTGCAGGCGCTGGAGCAGCCGGAACTTGCGCCAGGTGCGCGTGACGTCGGTCTTGGCCGAGTCGCGCCACTTGAACTTCGGGTCGGTGATGTGGCGCGTCGGGACGACCACGCGCTGGACCGGTGCGGCCGGGCTCATTTGCTGAGCCCCACGACCAGGAGAATGGCCAGGCTCGTGCCGATCGCGGCGGCGAGCAGGTAGCCGAGAACGGTCTCGGTCCGCTTGCTGATCCGGGGCTGGAGGTCGCTCAGATCGGCGGTTTGTTGGTGGTGGTGCATGTCGTCGCTCCTGTTTGAGTTCTTGGAGCGTGAGTATAGGAATCTATCCGCACCAAGTCAACAAATCTAAACCTTGTCGGGGAAAACGACTAGATTTCTGGACAAACAGGGCGAAAAAAAGCCCGCCGAAGCGGGCTGGAGTCGATGCCGGCGGCCTGGTCAGGTCGTCTGGTACGGGCCGAGGAAGCGCGAGCCGTTGAAGTGGATGAGGTGCGTCGGGTGGTCAGCCACCCACACCTCGGTCTCCCAGGCAATCTCGGGCAGGTAGCGCGCCATGATCTGACGGTTCGGGAAGGCGGTGACGTACACCAGGCCGGACTTCGAGCCATTGAAGAGCTTGGCCAGCTCGTCGTGGCGCTTGCCGTCGACAGGGCCGTGGCTCGTGACCGACTCGATCAGCAGGAGCCAATCCCGGTCGGGGTAGTAGATGACGACGTCGGGCATCTTGCCGTGCGAATCGACCTCGACGCCCAGCTTGGCGAGCAGGCCCTGGTCGAAGTAGCCCCACTTGTCGCCGGTGTCGCCCGCGTAGATCAAGACGCCGCCCGGCGCGAACTGCGGCCCGAAGGACTCGACGATCGCCCGGATCAGCTCGCTGTGCTCTCCCGGGCTGAGCTGGATTTCCTTTCCTGGTGCGATCTGCACCGGGATTCGATTCGCCTCGCGCTCCTTCGCGTACCTGGCAGCGAGCGTCTCGCGCGTCGCAAGGTAGGCCTTCAGGTTCTCGTCCCAGGCCTTGAGCCCGTAGGTGCGAAGCAGCGCCAGCGCTTCGGGCGCGATCTGGTAGACGGCCTTGGGGCTGTTCACCGGCCGCGCCGGGTTGTCAGGGTTGTAGAGCGCGATGCCGGCGTCGACGAACTGGTGCATCGTCTGGCGGCGGACCGTCTCGCGCGTGTTGGGCGCGTACTCCTTCTTGTAGTGCTCGCGCGCCCAATCCATGATCGGCGTGATGCCCATGAGCGGGTTCGCGGCCTCGGACCAGGCCTTGTCCGGCGTCAGGTCAATGAGCGCCAGCAGGCAAAGCGCGGAGCGTTCGTTCTGTTGCGCGCGGGGCAGGCCGAAGTCCAGGAGGATCTGATAGGCGGCGGCGATGTGTTTGTCGTTGTTCTTCATTCGAGCTGGGAGAGTCGTTCGTCGATGTGTTCTTGTGTCAGCTCGCGCTGCTTCTTGGCCCACTTGCCGAGGGCGGTCAGCTGCGCCCGGCTTGGAAACTTCATGGTGCGCAGGTCGGTCGCGTTGACCTGCGTGTGGCCGTTGAACCGCCGGAAGTGGTCGTCGATCGCTGTGCCGTTCAGGAACACGGCCAGGCCGCGCGCCAGGTCCTCTGGCAGGCCGTGCTTGCTCTCGTGGAACACGTTGAGGTGGTTCTCGAATCCGAGTACTTCCGCGCCTGGGAACTGGCCCGGCTCGACCACGCTGGCCACGATGCGGCGGCGCTCTTCCTTGGACGAGAAGCGACGCACCACGGCGTAAAAGCCGTTCGGGTACAGCCAGCGCTCCGTCTCCGCGTTGCGTGCGATCGCGTTCGGCTTCTTGATGCCCGCCTTGGGCCACTCGGTGGCCTGGCCAGCGAAGTGCCCGGGGTAAAGCAGCGGCACGGTGCCGTCCTCCGGCATGTCCCGAAGGTGCTCGCGCATGCGGAAGTCCACCACCGGCCCGGTCGAGACCGTGATGCCGATGTCCTTGAGGCTGTGACGCACGCTCTTGGCCAGCTCGAGCGGGTTTTGCTCGGGGCTGGTCGGCACATGGATGAACCGCTCAGAGTCGGCGGGGAACACGATGCGGTCGAACTGGTGCTCGTGGGCGACGTAGTCGGCGAACGTGTCGTCGGTCGACGTTGAGACGGTCACCGGACCCTGGGTCGCTCCGCATTCGAAAGCGATGATCACGTTCTCCTGCAGGACCTCGTCCTCCTTGAACGCCTTGTTCCTGGACTCGAAGAGGTGCATGTGGCGAATCGCCGCGCGCGCCAGGATGAACTCGCGGAACGGGCGGTAGTAGGGACCGTTGCAGAAGCTGCGCGGGATGATGGCGACGATCTGGCCTCCGGGCTCCATCATGGCCACGGCCAGGCCGACAAAGGCGGTGTAGAGGTTGACCGTCTCGATGCCAACCTCGCGCAGCAGCAGCCGATGGCGCGAGCCGGTGTTGATCTTCTTGTACGGCGGGTTGAGGATCGCGTGCGTGAACCCGGTGCCCTTCCCAAACTGGAGCCGGTTCACGGCGTGCTCGATGAAGTCGCCGCCCTCGATGTGCGCTTTGATCGGCAACGTGGCGGCGTAGCTCGCCAGCGTCTCGGCCAGGTGTTCGCGGATCACGTCGTCAAGCTCGAAGGCTGTGGCCTCGATGCTTTCGAAGCTCTTGCCCCAGCGGTCGAGGAAGGCCGAGGTAAGGGAGCCGACGCCAGCGCCTGCGTCCAGCAGCCGGCACGTCTTGCCCGCTGGCGCAGGGAAAAGCGACGCCATGAAGGCCGCCACGCTCTTGGGCGTCATGAATTGCCCGAGGGCGGACTTCTTCGCGCGGCTTGTCACCTTGGCGACTTCGGTGCGCACGCTGTCGATCGTTTCGAGTAGCTCCATCCTGTTCCTTGTCGCTGTCATCCGGTCAAGTCCGGCGGCGGTATTTGCGGTGCTCGACCATCGTGCCGACGATCCTGATCGGCGTGGCGTCTGATCGCATCGATGGGTAGTCCTCGTTCAGCGGGACCAGCTCGAACACGGTCTCGCCGCGCTCGTTGATGCCGCGCGGGCGGTACTTCTTAAAGGTTGCCTCTTCGTCGCCGTTCTTGGCCACGACGAAGTCGCCGGGCTGGGGCGAGACGTTCGGGTCGATGATGACCCGGTCGCCGGGCTTGAACTCCGGCAGCATCGAGTCGCCCTTGATCTCCAGTGCGAAGGCGCTGCCCGACAGCTCCAGGTCCGTGAGCAAGAAGTCCTCGGCGTCTCCCGGCGCGTAGTTGTCGACAACGCCGGTCCACACGCCGGCCTGGACGTAGCTGATGAGGGGGATGCGCAGGCTTCCCACCGACGCAGGCGCGACGTTGTACCCGGCCAGCTCAGGAGGCGGCGGGTGGCCTGTGATCCGGCTGATGGCAAGGACCTGCTCCAGCTTCGGCTTGTGCCGGCCGTTTTCCCAGGCGGAGACATTCCCTTTGGTGACGCCCAAGGCCGAGGCTAAAGCTTCCTGGCTCTTTCCTGCCTTGCCGCGCGCCGCGCGAACCCATGAATTGATGTCCATAGTCTTAGTGTATAGAAAATCTAACCATAGGTGGTAGAGAAATGTTGACGCCGGAAGGATAGCTTTCTATACTTCTGTGGCATGAACCACAAATCAACCCCATCCAAGCAAAAAACGCCCATCGATCGTGCGATCGAGTGCGCCGGATCAATGAAGGCTCTGGCCGACGCGCTTGGCGTCACGAAGGCTGCCGTCTTTCAGTGGAAGTTTCCAGGGCGTCGCGTCCCTGCCCAGCATTGCCCAGCGATCGAGCGCCTGACGCTCGGAGCGGTTCGATGCGAAGAACTTCGGCCCGACGTTGATTGGGCCTACCTCCGGGGTGAGGCGGCCGCGAGCGGTGCAGCGTGAGGGCCGAGTGATGGAAGCCGGAACCTTTTCACTCGTGCCCGTCGAGGTGATACGCGACAAGCGCCTGACGCTTGAACAGACGCGCGTCCTGATCGCGCTCTTCTCCTTCCGCAATAAGGTGACCGACACGGTGTGGCCCTCGCGCGCAGCGATCGCAGAGCGCACCGGCATGCACGTCTCGAACATAAGCACCGCCACGACCGGCCTGGTCGAGCTTGGGTGGCTGCGCAAAGAGGGGCAGGGCGGGTACTCAAAGGCGACCCGCTACACCTTGTGCGTGCCCGCCATCTTCGCGGGCGAAACCGTAGCTCAACAGGCAACGGTAGCCGATCGGGCTACGGTTGCCTGTTCGGCTACACGACCCGTAGCCGATTCGGCTACACCACCCGTAGCCCAATCGGCTACACGCAAAGAACAGACCACTGAACAAACCAAGGAACAGACCAAGAAGGTAGAGCTGGCTCGGCCTGACGGCGTCTCCGAAACGATCTGGGCCGACTTCTTGACCGTGCGGAAGGCAAAGCGAGCACCGCTGACCGCAACCGCCTTGGAAGGCATTGCACGCGAAGCCGCGAAGGCCGGCAAGACGCTGGCCGAGGTGCTGGCGCTGTGCTGCGCCCGGGGCTGGCAGGGGTTCAGGGCCGACTGGTTGACCGACACGAAGAGCGCGTCCGCGACGCGACCGGCGAAGTTCGACCCGGTGGCGTTCGTGAACGGAAGGAAGGAGGACGCGCATGTCGTCATTGACGTCCCAGCGCAGCGCGTGGCTTGACCCGCGCCCGATCGGCGACCGGCAGCTGTCGCTGATGGACCACCTGTTCAACCGCCTCGACGGGATGTACCCGAATCGCTGGCGCGCGGCTTTCACCAGCGAGGACGCGGTCCAGAACTGGCGCGAGTCCTGGGCCGAGGCCTTCGTCGAAGAGGGCATCACGCCGCACCAGGTCGCGGACGGCATCCGAGCGTGCCGCCGGCAATTCGACTGGCCACCGTCGCTCACCGAGTTCTTGAAGGCCTGCAAGCCGCACATCGACCCGGAGACCGCCTTCGCCGAGGCATGCGAGCAGATGCGTGCGCGAGACAACGGCACCGACAAGTGGAGCAGCCCGGCGGTGTATTGGGCCGCCGTCGAGTTCGGCTCCTGGGAGCTGCGCCACGCGAGCTGGGACCGCGCGAAGTCGCGGTGGACGCGAATCCTGACCGAGAAGCTGGCGCAGGCCGACTTGCCCGAGGTGCCGCCGCGCCGTGAAGCGCTGCCAGCGCCTGGCCAGACCCGCGCGAATCCCGAGAAGGTGCGCGAGATGCTCGACGCCCTGCGCCAGCGCATGGCCATGCCGAAGGGGGCTGCGTGACATGCCCGGCGTGCGAATCATCGAAACAACGGCGGCACAGTGGGGCGTACCACCTGGCCTGCCTGGAGTGCTGCGTTCGCCTGGTGCTGTCGACGCACCCGAGCAAGCGGCAGGCGGCCGTGATGCTGGCGGCGATCGAGCGCTTCCGGGATGCGCCTGGCCGGGCAGCGATTTTGGAGCGCGTCGGCCAGGAACTGGCGAAACGCCGCTCAGCGCCGACGAAGTCTGGCACGGCGTGCAGCGAGGCCTGATCCCATGAGCACCAAGCGCACGTTCTTCCTGGTGCACGACGAGGCACGCCGCAACGCTGTCGAGGCCGTCAAGCAGGCACCCGATGGCTACTGCGTCGAGGTCAAGCAGCGCACGCGCACGCTGGACCAGAACGCCCGCATGTGGGCGATGCTGACCGAGCTGTCGCGCCAAGTGCTGTGGCACGGCCAGCACCTGACGCCCGAGAACTGGAAGGACATGTGCACGGCCGCGCTCAAGCGGCAGCAGGTCGTGCCAGGCATCGACGGCGGCTTCGTGGTGCTGGGCACCAGCACGCGCCGGATGACTATCGGCGAGATGGCCGAGCTGATGGAGTTCATCGCGGCCTTCGGTGCCGAGCGTGGCGTCGCTTTCCACGAGCCCGTGGAGGTCGACGCCTGATGCAGTCCAGAAATAAGAAGGCACCCACTGTCGCAGAGCGCCGACACATCGAGCGCGTGAAGCTGCTGCCGTGCTCGGTCTGCGGCGATCCGGGACCGAGCGACTGCCACGAAATCAAGCAGGGCCAGTGGTTCACATCCGTGGCCCTCTGCAAGAGCTGTCACCAGGGCGACTTGATGGGCCTTCACGGCCAGCGTCGCGCCTGGGCAATCCGAAAGATGGACGAGCTGGATGCGCTCGCCGTAACCATCGAAAGACTGAGCGCATGAACGTAACCCTCCCATGGCCACCGAAGGAGCTGAGCCCCAACGCTCGCCAGCACTACATGGCGCACGCGCGCGCCAAGAAGAAGTTCCGCGAGGCCTGCCGCGTGCTGGCGCTGGCCGCCGGAGTGAAGGCCCTGGCCGGCATCGAGCGCCTGCACGTTGAGCTGACCTTCTACCCGCCGGACCGCCGCCCGCGCGACCAAGACAACATGCTGGCCGCCATGAAGTCGGGCCTGGACGGGCTCGCCGACGCGCTCGGCCTGGACGACCGCAAGTTCAAGACGACGTTCCAGGTCGCCGACCAGATCGGCGGCATGGTGAAGGTCGAGCTTCGCCCGATGGATCGGGAAGCATGAGATGCGCGAGCTGCGACACCGACACCATCGTGCTCGAAAGCAGGCGACGCGAGGACGGCACGTATCGCCGCCGCGAGGGCCCGAGCTGCG